AGATAAGACACTTACATTACCAAATGAAACAGGGACAATATTAACAACTGCATCTTCAATTGCTAACAGTAATTTAGCCAATTCAGCTGTAACAATTGGAAGCACAAGTGTTTCTTTAGGTGCCACAACTCAGACCTTTGTTGGGATAAACTCTTTAACTTCTACGACACTAGTTGGAACTACTTTAATATCTGGTTCAGCTGATGCTGCAAACTCAATAACACTTGCAAGTGGTAATTTAGTTTTTGAAGGTTCTACTGCAAATGATTTTGAAACAACTATATCTGTTACAGATCCTACGGCTGATAGAACAATTACTTTTCCTGATGCAGCTGGAACTGTTGTTTTACTAGGATCACTAAGTGCTGCTGGAGGTTCTGGATTAACTTATAACTCAGGGACAGGTCAGTTTGGAACTAGTTCGATACCTAATTCTCAATTAGCTAATAGCACTGTAACAGTGGGTAGTACAGCTATTGCTTTAGGAGCAAGTGCTACAACATTTACTGGATTAGCTTCAATAACTTCTACAGCTGTAGTAACAAATGATAGTGGTTTTAGAGTTAGAGATAATTCAGATAATACAAAACAATTAGCTTTTGAATGTTCAGGTATATCAGGAAGCACTACAAGAACATTAACAATACCAGATGCAGATGGAACGATTGCTTTAGTTGGTAATGAGGCAACTGAGTTTGCAGATAATGTTTTCAGAGTAAAAGATAATTCAGATGCTTCTAAAAAACTAGCTTTCGAATGTTCAGGAATTTCAGGTAGTACAACTAGAACCATGACTGTCCCTGATAGTGATGGGACAATAAGTACAGAAAGTTTTGCTACCGCAATAGCAGTGGCGTTAGGATAGTATTATGGCAACCCAAGTTCAATTTAGAAGAGGAACAACAGCTGAGCACTCAGGATTTAAAGGTGCAGATGGTGAAGTAACTGTAGACACCTCTTTAAAAACTGTTGTTATTCATGATGCATTAACGAATGGTGGTTTTCCAGTATTAAGACAAGATGGTTCTAATTCTCAATTTGAAAGAGGAGTAACAACATCTTGTGCTCTTAAATTTGCTGGCGATCCAAATACTGGATTAATATCACCAGCTGCAGATGAAATAGCCCTAGTTACTGGTGGGTCTAGCCGTCTTACAATAGATGCTAATGGAGCTGCTACTTTTACAGGTAATGTCCAAGTAAGTGGAGATTTATCAGTAACAGGTAAGTTTGATTCCGGGGAAAACTTAGCATTAATTATTGCTTTAGGATAATATGGCAAACACCTTCAAAGTCGATACAAAATCAAGTTGTGTGACAGATGCACACACTAGTTCAAATGCAAATGTCCTATCAGCTGGCGGTTCTGCCACATTAGTTCTTTTGAGTATTTTAGTTTCAAATAAAACAGGAGCTAGTGCGGATGTAGATGTTTTCTTAGTTACTAATACAGGAGATGATGTTTTTCTTTTAAGAAATGCACCAGTGCCGGCAGGTTCTTCCTTAGAAATAATTAGTGGATCAAAAATAATTATGGAATCTAGTGATGTTTTGAGAGTTAGAACTGACACAGCTAGTGCGGTCGATGTTGCAGTAAGTTATCTAGAACAGACATAAAATGGCATTAACAGCAAATAATGATCTTGTTACTTTATCTGCTAATTTTGAAAGTCTCAAAGCCAAAGTTGAGGCAATTGAGATTATTGTATACGGAGAAAAAGTTTTAGAACTTGATGATTCTACTTGGGAAAATATTCGAAAAAAAAGAGATTATATTTTAAAATCTACAGATTGGACTGCAGTACCAGGATGTAGTGTTGATCAAGCTCAATGGTCTGCATATAGACAAAATTTAAGAGATATTCCACAAACTTTTACAGTAATTACAGATGTTGTATGGCCGAGTCAGCCATCTACTTCTGGACCAAATTCCTAGAAATTCCTCATATTTACTGAGCTTAAAATAAACAGAGATACTAAGACGATTCTCGATTAAACTGCTATGCCATATATTGGAAATAATATTCGATCTGCTGATGATTACAGGTTAATTGATGATATCAGTAGCAGCTTTAACGGAAGCACCACAAGTTTTGCTTTACTAACAGCTGGTGCATCCCCATTACCTTTTCCAAAATCTCCACAGCAATGTTTAATATCGGTCAATGGTGTTATTCAGGAGCCAGATCCTACAGGTAGTTCAGGATTTAATTTAGTTGGAACAAATATAGTTTTTAGTTCTGCTCCAACAGGAGGACATTCATTTTTTGGAATAATATATGCAACTGCTGATTATCTAAATGCAGGTGGTACATTTCCTGCAGGGTCAACTGGTTCTCCCTCCCTTACTTTTACCACAGATACCGACACCGGGATTTACAGAAGAGGCTCTGGTGATATTGGCTTTGTTTCTAACTCTACAGAAATAGTAAATATAGATGGTAACGGATTAACAGTTACTTCTAAAGATGCAACAATTAACTCTGTATCAGTAGGTAAAGGAGCAAACTCTGTTGCTGGTAACACAGTTCTTGGAGAAAGTGCTTTAGATGCTGCTGTTACTGGTATAAATAATACTGCTATTGGTAAAAGTGCTTTAACAGTTAATACTTCTGGAGCAGAGAACACTACTGTTGGTGCTAACTCTTTACTTGCTAATACAACAGGATCACATAACACTGGTTTAGGTTATGGTGCTTTAAGTGCAAACACAACCGCAAACAGTGGTACAGCTATTGGTAAACTTGCTCTGCAACTTAACACAACTGGTGCTTCTAACACAGCTGTGGGTAGTAATGCTCTGCAAATTAACACAACTGGGAATTCAAACGTAGCAGTAGGAGCTAATGCCTTAGATGCAAACACAGATGGAGATCAATCAGTTGCTATCGGCTACAACGCTCTAACAGCCCAAACTACTGGTCAATATAACGTGGCTATTGGACATGGATCTTTAAGTGCTTCTACAACAGCATTACAAAATGTTGGAGTAGGTATTTCATCATTGTTGAATACCACAACAGGAGGAATTAATGCTGCTTGTGGAAATAATACTTTGCAATCGAACACAACTGGAACTCAGAATACAGCAATGGGTTCTGGTGCGTTGATTTCTAATACTACTGGAAGCCAACTTACTGCGGTAGGTGCTAATGCTTTAAGTAGTTTTGTAAGTGGAACAACCCAGTTAACAGCAGTTGGTTTTGATGCTTTAAAACTTTGTACTGTAGCTTATAACACTGCTGTAGGTTGGCAAGCTGGTGATGCTATAACCACTGGAGCAGCTAACGTAATGATGGGTGATGCTGCATTAGGAGCAAATCAAACTGGTAGTCATAATGCTGCATTTGGTCATTTTGCTTTAAATAACAGTACAGCAGATGATAACACTGGTATTGGATCTAATGCTCTTAGGTCTAATACTTCTGGAGCAAGCAACACAGCAGTTGGTAAAAGTGCTTTAACAGCAAACACAACTGGATCAAACAATGTAGCTGTTGGTAAAGGTGCATTAGATACTTGTACAACTTCTGTTTCTAATGTTTGTGTAGGTAATAGTGCTGGCGGAGCAATAACAACAGGAAATGGAGAAAATGTTTGTGTAGGAAATAATGCTGGTGGTGCAATGACAACTGGACAGCAAAATATACTCATAGGAGATAATTGTGCTGCTGGTGCTGCTGTTACAGGAACTGTGAATACAATTATTGGAGATAATGCTGGTTATGATTTAACAACTGGATCTGCTAATAGTTCTCTTGGTGCAGCTTCTTTAGCTAATATTACAACAGGAAGTAATAACGTAGCTATTGGATATGAAGCAATGAGAGATGCAACAGGAGCCGGCGGTTCTGTTGCCATTGGTTCTAATGCACTGAAATCTCTAAATGCTACGAAAGATTCACAAATTGCTATTGGAAACGGTGCTCTAACTACTTGTACTTCAGGTTATAACAATATTGTTATCGGAGCTAATGCAGCACAAAATTTAACAACAGGTAATACTAACACTGTAATAGGAAGAACTGCAGGGCTTAGCATCACTACTGGATACACTAACTGTTTATTTGGAGATCAATCTGGGTATTCTATAACAACTTCTTATTATAACAATGCTTATGGTACTTACTCTTTAGATGCTTGCACTACTGGACATACTAATTCAGCCTATGGTTATGCTTCATTGTCAAGTTTGACAACAGGAAATCAAAATGATGCTTATGGAACATTTTCGGGATCGTTAATAACTACCGGCCATGCAAACGAAATGTTTGGTTATTTTTCTGGATATTATATTACAACTGGAGATAATAACGTCTGTCTCGGACTACATTCTGGTGCTTATGTAAATAATATAACAACTGGTCAATATAATATATGTGTAGGTAACTTCAGTAGACCAGCAGCTTCTGATTCCTCAAGATGTCATGCGATAGGTTATAATTTTGGTGCTTTAGCGGGTGATAATACTTTCAGTGTTCAAGCAAGTTCGGGTGCATATCAAAGTAACAATAGTTCTAGTTGGTCAACAACCTCTGATAGAAGAATTAAAAAAGATATTGTTGATAATTTGATTGGTTTAGAAGCTATTGAGAAAATTAAAGTTAGAAATTTTGAGTATAAAACACCTGACGAAATTATTGCAGATAATCCTGAGTTAGAGGAGGTTATTGATTCAATAGGACAAAAACCAACAGGGCAACAACTTGGTGTTATAGCACAAGAAATAGAGCAAACATTACCTGATGTTGTAGAAACACAGACGACAGGAGTTAAAACTGTAAATCCTGATAATTTAACTTGGTATTTAGTAAATGCAGTAAAAGAATTATCAGCAAAAGTCAAAGCATTAGAAGTTGCATAAAATTAGCCATTTTAAACTAGATATATCAAAAGTTGTTAATTTAGATGGCATACATAGGAGCAGAACCTGCTACAGGTCAAAATAGAGAAGTTGATGATATATCAAGTGGTTTCAATGGAAGCACCACGGAATTTACTCTACAGGTAAATTCTTTAAATACTAGTCCAGAATCCGCAAATAATATTTTAGTTTCTGTTGGAGGTATAATTCAAAATCCAGGAACAGACTACACAATAAATGCAAGTACAATAACCTTTACTACAGCTCCTGCATCAGGATTATCTTTCATGGGATTAATTCTAGGAGCAGGTATAGATACAGCAACCGTAGCCGATGGAGCCATAACAACTGCAAAATTAGGAAGTGATTCTGTAAATGCGGATAAATTAGCCAACACAGCCGTTACAGCCGGTAGTTACACCACAGCTGACATTACAGTTGATGCTCAAGGAAGAATAACAGCTGCAGCTAATGGGACAATCTCAGGTGCTGAAATAGCCAACAATGCCGTCACAGCTGCAAAAATAGCTACAGGAGAAGACTTTACATTTAATAGTGTAATTGTAGGTAAAGGTGCAAACTCTGTTGCAAATAATACTGTTCTTGGGGAAGCTGCTTTAGATGCTGCTGTTACTGGTAATAACAACACTGCTATAGGAAAAGATGCATTAACAGCAAATACTTCTGGAGCAAGCAACACAGCACTTGGAAAAAGTTCTCTACCTAGTAATACAACAGGAGGTTCAAATACAGGTTTAGGTTGGCAATCTTTGTACACTAATACAAGTGGAAATAACAATTCTGGAGTAGGAATAAATGCTTTATTTGCAAATACAACTGGAGGAAATAATACTGCTGTAGGTAGAAATTCTTTAGCTGCAAACACAACTGCAAATAATAATGTTGCAATGGGATATTATGCACTAGCAGCAAATACAACTGGAGCTAATAACACTGCTGTGGGTGTGAATGCATTTTTGCAAAACACAACTGGAGAAGGTGGAACAGCATTAGGTAATCAGGCATTAGAAAATAATTCAACTGGTAATCAAAATACGGCAATCGGTCAGCAAGCATTAGAAAATAATACAACTGGAGCCGATAACGTAGCTGTTGGTCAACGCTGTTTACAAAATAATACTACCAATAGTAATACCGCTGTTGGTCGTTATGCTATGAACGCCAATACAACTGGAACTGAACAAGTTGCAATAGGTAAAAATGCGTTATCTGCTAACACAACTGGAAATTACAACCTCGCTATTGGATATAATGCCTTAGATGCTCAAACTACAGCAAGTGACAACCTTGCTATTGGTTATAATGCTGTAGGAGCAAATACTAGTGGAATACGAAATGTAGGTATAGGAAATTATGCCTTAGACGCTAATACAACTGCCAACGACAATACCGCAGTCGGTTATACAGCTTTAACAGCAAACACAACTGGAGCTTCCAACACTGCAATGGGTAGAGCAGCATTGGCAACCAATACAACAGGAGCTCATAATGTTGCTCTTGGTCAACAAGCATTAAATGGTAATACTACTGCAAATAATAATGTTGCTGTTGGTAGTGCTTGTATGCCTTCAAACACCACTGGAGCAAACTCTGTTGCAGTAGGTTATGCTGCTTTGTACAGCAACACAACTGCGTCTAATAATACTGCTCTAGGATATCAAGCATTATATGCAAACACAACTGGATCAAAAAATGTTGCAATAGGAGCACTTGCTTTTGATGCAAACACGGTTGGTGGTGAAAGCGTTGCTATTGGATATGCCGCTTTAAGTTCTTCTAATAGAAATGATGCTAATACAAGAGCAGTCGCTATAGGTGCTTATGCTTTAACAGCCAATACCACATCTATGGAAAATGTTGCTGTGGGTTGGTATGCGTTATCTGCCACCACCACAGGAGAATATAACACAGGTTTAGGAAGAAATGCTTTAAAAAACAATGTTACTGGATCAGATAACGTAGGGGTTGGATTTAATTCCTTAGAAAATAACACAGCTGATAATAATACTGCTTGTGGTTTTCAAACTTTAAGAATGAACACAAGTGGGACAAGAAACACTGCTGTTGGTTATGAGGCGTTAACTGCTAATACTGATACTCATGATAATACTGCTGTTGGTTATAGATCTTTACTTGCTAATACAACAGGAACACAAAATACAGGTGTTGGTACATATACTTTAGATTCCAATACAACTGGAAACAGAAACGTAGCAATGGGTTATGCAACTGCACATGCAGTTACAACTGGAAGTGATAATGTCTGTATTGGAACACATGCTGGAGATGGAATTACAACAGGTAGTGAAAATATTTTTATTGGTGCTGGTGCTGCTGATGGAGGTTCATTTTCAACAGGTACTAACAACATAGTAATTGGTGTTGATTCTAATCCTAGCCTTAGTAGTCAAACAAATGAACTTAAACTTGGTAACGGCAGTACTTCAGTTTTCAGATGTAATGTTCAAACTATAAGTTCTTTATCTGACGTAAGAGATAAAACAGATATAATTGATATTCCAGATGGTTTAGACTTTATAAATAGTGTTAGACCTGTTAAATATAAGTGGGATAGAAGGATTCAAGACGATACTTGTGGATTAGTAAGGGCTGGGTTTATAGCTCAAGAATTACAAGAAGCACAAAAAGGTTCAGAATATCTTGATTTAATATATGATGCAGACCCAGAATTTTTAGAAGCAAAACAGGGTAATTTACTTCCAGTTATGGTAAAAGCAATACAGGAGTTATCAGCAAAAAATACTGCACTAGAAAAAAGAGTTGCTGCATTAGAAGTAGCTTGATAAAATTTAAGTAAATATTTAAAAAAATGCAGAAAATTTTTAACGCTATTGCCGTTGCTTCAGGAGTTGTTTCTCTAACTGTTGTAGGTTCTACCATAACAGCTTATGTTATGAGGGATGCGATTATACAGGCTATACAAGACAAAGCTTTAGAAGCAGTTACAGGTGGTATTGGTGATGCACTAGGAGAGTCTCTACCTATTCCAGATATTACTGGTCCTGTAGTTCCTGAAATACCTTCAAAGATGTTTTAAAATTGTCTGATATTTCAGAAATTTTAATAAATACTGTAAGCATTCCTGAAGTAAAAAGTTACTATTTCACCCCTGTACAATCATTACCACAGAATCCTCCAGTAACTCTACAGATTGGTAATCCAATCATAGAGGTGCCAGGGTGTGTAATTTTTAATCCAGCTAATGAAAAATCAATAAATTTAGTAAATGAGGATGAAAGAGGTAATAGAGTTTTATGTGATGCTGGTACTCCAAGTTTTACCCCAATGGATTATCAGCCTGAGAATCTAATCTATGTACAAGATGCAGTAGCTCCTAATGTTCAACCAGCACCTGAAGTAGAAACTCCCCAACCAAATTTAGATAATCTTCCACAGAATAAAGAAACACCATGTCCAGCTCCTAATCAGCCTAGAGTTGGAGATCTAACACGTAATGGAGAGGAAAAAGTTGTAGGTCATGAATTACAAGGAACTACTTGTGTAGTATTGTATGAACCAAGTTCTCCAGTAGAAAAACTACTACCTAATACAAGTCAAGTCAGTACCACAGCAGCAATCGCAGTAGTAGCAACGGCTTCGGCTGCAGCAACACCCTTGTTATTAAGGTTAATACGACCATTAATAAAGCAATTAATAAAGAAAATTCAAGGTTTATTAGGTAAAAAAACAGTTAAACCTTCTCGTTCAGAAATAAAAACTAATCAATATCGTGAAAAGAAAGGATTACCACCTTTAAAGAAAAAATAAATTTATTTTGGAATTGAATGTTGGTGATTTGGAATAACCCCATGAGGATTTGCAACTATAATATCGGCACAAATTTGTGCTGAAGGACTTGATTTTGCAAAGGTCACTCCCAATCTTTTCTGTTCCGCACAATGTTTTAATCTTGCCATTTCAAAATCCAATCTTTTGTTAGCTAAGGTTTGTTTATTTAATTCATTTTGAGTATTAGCAGCTCTCAAACAGCCTTCATTATGTCTTTTATCGAGGGGTATGGTCACGTTCATACTGATGCCCCATCCAATACTATGATTAGTCTTCTGACCTGTTCTAACAGGCTTGTGATACAAGATAGACCCAGGTGAGTCTAACACCCCATCGTTATTGGCATCTGAATTGTCATATACAGGATCAAGATAACTATATTCATAAGGTTCTTTCCATGAATCTTGAAGAGTAGCGAAGGGTGTAATTGTAAGGGTAGATCCCTGACAGGACACGCCATTTCCGTGAGTATTCGTCATATAAGGTCCCGACAGATTTTGTACAGCTAAATTGGATACGCTCCCGGAACTATTGGCTATGGGGTTAGCCGTGGCCGACACCCCTCCTACTTCATTTGCATAGATCGGAGCACTAAATATATTTAAAGCTAAAAGTAAATATTTTACTGACTGAAGGTTGATGTTGTATCTGTTACGGATTGTATTTCTGTTGTTCGCTGAATTATGGTCTGAGACTTCAATCCAGGTTGGCTCAGTGTAGTGGTCATCTGCCAAGGCTTTGTTTCGTCTACTATCGTAAAGTTTGGCATATTTGTAGAATCTAAATTTGTCCACGTAGAATTTACTCCGTTTAAGGTCTGAGTAACACTTTGAGCTGGGGGAACCAAGCTACTACTATCTGTCTTTATATTATTCCCAGTTACGGTATATTGCCAGCCTGTCTGATAATCTATAACATTTATTGTCTCATTTACGGTAGAAGTAGTCTCAGTACGAGATTGTAGTACACCTGTATTAAAGTTTGGGACTACAGGCACTGCCTTCACAGTTGTGCTCATCAGACTTAGGAAGATTACTGGTATTAACTTTCTCATCTGTATCATGATCTTCTTTTTCTTTAATTGCAAAGGCATGATTCTTTAACTTCATTTTATTGAGATTTCACTGACAAATTGACCAATTGCACTGGTGCCTGCCCCACCACCTGTTAGACCAATTGTTGAACTTGAGTCGATTGTACCTGCTAAGGCACCTGCAGTTCCTGCTGCAGTTGAAGTTTGACTGGATAGAGCACTTACTGCACCAGTACTAGGAGCACTACTTACTAAAGCATCACCTTGAGTGAATGACTGAGTAAATGAGAAGCTCTCACCTGCTGTGGCTTGAACGGCTGAAAGTGTAGGTATAGAACCCACTCCTGATGCGATTGTCATAGCACCAATAGAGTTAGTTGCTGATCCACCATCAGGTGTATATTGAGTAGTAACATTGTTTCCAGAAACACTGTAGGTATTTCCAATTCTTTCTACGTTTGTAGCTGCAGCATTTACTGTTAGCTGAACGCTACTAGTAATTTTATGAGTGATATCTGCCTTTGCTGCTGGTGCAAATATCAATATTAACAAAGGAAGAAATTTCTTCATTTTTCTGTACTTATTGTTTGCTATACATAAGTTTACATGAAGGTAAACTTAGTATGTAATGAAATAATAAAATGACAGAAAATCCAAAAGAAAAAAAGAATGTGTTCTCAAAGATTAAGGAAACCGTTGAGGACAAAGAAGAGCAACTAGAGATACTAGGAACCTTTATACGCTTGGGCGTAATGGTCTGGGCCGGCTTCATAATTTCTTTGAACTACATCACTTTTCCAGGTTTAGCAAAAGATGGTGGACCCAAGGACATCACTTTCATAGCCAGCGTTTTTACAGGATGCCTAGCCACATTTTCCGTGGATGTAGGTAAGAAAAAGAAAGATGGAAAAGATAAGGAAAAACCTCCATCTGCTTTACCTACTCAGATATTGCGAATAGAACAAGCTCCGATTAAAATAGTGACAGAGAGCACTTCTAAGTGAAATGTATAGTAGACCGAGAAGAAACTGGGGAATAATAGCTGTAGTCTCGATTTTAGGGATATCTAATATCTCTTTGATGAATACTTTAGTTTCACATAAATTAAAAAATCCTTTTCCTAATATAAATTTACCAGTAGGACCTTATACAAGTTATAGAGTTGTTACTTCAGAAAAGGGATATAGTATCAGCTATAAAGCAAACGATCCTAAAATTTTAAGTAGAGTAAAGGATTTAGAAGAACCAAAAGGTTTATTTGGTAATAAGAAAACTCAGTTACATTTAAGAGAGACTTATACGATGCAGGGTGAAGGAAGTAAGAAAGATGTAGAGGGAACCGTAATGACTGATAAAGATATTGCTTGCATCAAAGTAGAAGGTAGTGGTAACTCTACAGGTAAGCTTGTAGGAGCCTCTGTGGGTGTTAAAGCTGCACCTGCATTTAGTAATATTCCAATAGTCGGATGGCTTGCTGCAGGCTTTGTAACTATGTTTGCACAGGATAAAGGATCAGAGATAGGTGGACAAATAGCTAGAGACTACAATGATTGTTAATAAGTTATTCTAGGGTTATACTCTAGATAGTTACTTATTTAACATGGCTTGCGAATCACATATGGAAGGATTACAGAATTTTGCAAAGCAACTGGAAGAACAGAAAGCTACAATCTCAGCTCAGATTCAATCTTTAGATGCACAACTTGCACAGGCAAGAAATTCATATATGAAAGTTGAAGGTGCTCAAGAAATTATTGCAATTCAAATTAAAGAAGAAGATGCAAAAACTACTGTAGAAGCAGTAGTGCCAGAGGCAAGTGGTGATTAAGATGTTAAGGGAAATGAACAGAAATAGATATAAAGCCTTACAATTACTAGCAGATTATTTACGCACTCCATCAAAAGATCTATCTTTAAATGCAATTTTTAATGATGTTAAAGATGAAGATCTTAAATGGGTAACAGAAAAAATTCATTATTATTTATTAAGACTTCTCGAAGATGCAGACTATGAAATAGAAGACGAAGTGGAGTTAGTTTCATTAATGGATTAATGAATACACTTGTGTAAGTTTATGCAGCATAAAGTTTCTACAAGGTTGCAAGGTACATGTGATTCACTGCGAGCAAGATCTATTAGCAAATTTAATTGAACTCTCTCCAAAAAACGCTCGCCACAAATTTCGACAATGTATATTTGAATCTTGGGATTGGAAATGTGCTTACTGTGACAAAGAATTAGATAATAAAACAGCAACTATTGATCATATACTTCCAAAATTTAAAGGTGGACATAATGTTAAATCAAACATGATTTGCTCTTGTTCTAAATGTAATAGATTAAAAGGATCACATTTCTTAGAAGATTGGTACAATCCTACATATAAGTTTTATCAAGAGGAGAGACTTGATAAGATAAAGCAGTGGATGGATCAAGACAGTTCTATCAAAATCCTTTCCCCAGACAAAGCAACACCTTATATTACAAATGATTTCTACATCGGATGGGTCGC